CAAGCTCAATCGGCCAGCACGGGACAGGAAGGCCTCCTGCCCCAGCTCGTTGACCACGTAGTCCTGGCCCGGCTGGGCATCACCACCGGCGAAGCGGGCTTGAGGGGCTTTGGAGAGGCTGTCGACTACGCCAAGTAATTCCTCTGCTTGCTTCTTGGCAGTGGCAAACCCTTTCGCAAGCTCGTAAGTGCTTTCAATCGCCTCCGACATGCTATCAGACACCTTGTCTGCGTATATCTCTATCTTTTTGCCGTTGGCCTCAATGACGCCAACAAGCTCTTTTTGCTGATTCACTCCTGGGGCCGGCTTGCCCGCTGCCTGGTCAAGTTTGTTTAGACTTTTGTCTAGTGAATCCTCCCACCCCTGTAGCGCGGCCTGGCCCCTTAACTGGTTAGAGGTGGTTTTTTGCTGAGCCGCCAACGAAGCCCTTTCATACTCATAAATCCTTTCCGACTGCCTGCCTCTGGTTATCTCCATGTTTCGCTGATCTATCGACAACCTAACCGACTCTCTTTGTAGCGCAATCTGCCCTGCTATCGCCTCCCTGTCTTCTGGCGTTGCCTGGGGATCCCTTGCCTTTTGCTGTAACTCTAAAAGCCTTTGTCTTTGCTGTAAAACATTTTGCTCAGCTGCGTTTTCCGCGCCTTGCTGCTCAAGCCTTGCCGCCGCTTGCTTGATGCCAAGGATTTTTCGCTCGGCATCAAAGCGAACCGCTGTATTTTCTATGTTTGCCCGCAGCGCTTCATACTCTATTTCCCTGGCTCTTTCCTTGAGTCTTACTATCTCTCTTTCTGTTGCTGCCGCCTGCCTCTCTATGCCCTGCATTGCTTCGCCCTTGGTTCGCGCCTCAAATGGACTTCTCGGCTCAAAGTCTCGCCATCCCTCCCATTCCCTCTTCAGCCTTTCAAGTCGCCGCTCAGCCTGGGTTGTCGCCCTGGAGTTGCGGTTTGATTCTAGGGAAAACTGGCTAGCCACAAGATCAGACTGTGACCTCAGCAGGTCGCTATAGGCATCCGCAAGTCGCTGAACAAACTGAAGCCGCTTAGAGTCATTTGTTAGCGATTGCTGCGTATTACTGCGCTCTTGCTGTTGTAGCTCAAGTTGATTCCTTGCAATCTTCAGGCGTTCTTCTTCTGTTTGCTTTTTCTTCTCAACTGGCCGCAGCTGCTCCCGGCCGATGCTTGCGATCTCCCTGTTCAGGTTGATCCCCCGCTGCAGGATCCCAGCCCGCTGCAGCTCCAGGCGCTCCTCCTGCTTCAGCAGTCTCAGCCGTTCTTCACCTTGCGCGGTCCTGAGCTTGTCCTTGACCTGGGACAGGGCGTTGCTCACTGATTCGGCATCAAGCTCCAGGCGAATCCACAGCATGTTTTTCTCTATGTGCTGCTGCGCCTCGCTGATCTCTCTGTCGATCTGCTCCCGCTTTGCTGTTGCGGTAAGTGGTAGCTCGTTTTTCTGACGTGTTAGCTGTATGATCTCGCTTTTAAGTTGCTCGACATACTTAACCGTATCCTGCACCGGTGCGCTGAAGCGCTCCAGGCCGCGGCCGGATTCGATCGACTGCAGCAGGCGCTTGTACTCGATCAGTCCATCGATCGAGGCCTGCAGTGGCGCCCGTGCGGGGCTTTCCTCGCCCAGCTTGCTGAGCCGATCCCGCAGGCCCTTGATTTCGGCATCGGCCCGCTTGATGTCCAGCTTCACCTCAAGCGGCTGTTCAATCGCCAGCAGCTCGACGTAGAGGCCGGCCAGGCGCTTCTCGGCCTGGGAGCTGTCCAGCTTGAGGGCTTTCTGCTGCTGGATCTGCTCCTGCGTGTCTTTGATCTGGGTGCGCAACTCTCGGGCCTTGTCGCTCATCTCTTCCGCGTCCTGGCCAGCGTTCTTCATGGCGGCGCCCAGGGCCGTGTAGGCGGCGGCACCGGCACCGACCGCCAGGGCGATCCCCGCGATGCCCTTGGCGGACTTCAGGGCGGTCAACGTGGCCTGCAGGATCACGCTGATCTTCGCCGCGTTGTTCCAGGCGATCTGGGCCAGCGTGATGCCCTTCAGCACCAGCACGAACGCCCCCAGCGCCGCCAGGGTTTGCACCAGCGCCTTTGAAGTCTTGTCGGCCTCGTTCATGCGACCACTGAGCGCCAGCAGGGACGCTGCAAGCCCGCCGACCACCAGCAGGCCAGCCGCGAACGGCCCAACGAACACAGCGGCCACACCGGCCACTGAGGCCCGCAGCGCCGCCCAGCCGCCGACCTGCGCCAGCACCAGATTGAGGGCCCCCACTGCGACGCTGGCGGTTGCCGCTGCAGCTCCCAGGGCGATCAGGGCCGCGGCGGTCACCTTCAGCTCGCTCGGCATCCCCGACACAGCCCCGGCCAGGGCGTTGGCCAGCTGCACCAGGGGTCGGAGGCCGGTTGCTGCCACGCCGCCAATGGTGGTGCCCAGGCTGTCCATGGTGCCCTGCAACTGCTGCATCTCCAGGCCCATGCCGGCCATCGCCTCCCGGGCAGTGTTGGTGGCGCCGGTGCTGTTCCTGATGTCGCCGAACATCTTGGAGATGGCGGCGGTCGTTTGGTTGGTGATGGACAGCATCTTGCTGCCGGCTTCATCACCGAACAGGATGTTGGCCAGCTGCACCTGATCGGCCTGGTTCAGCTTCTCCAGGCCGGCCTTGAGGCGGAGGATCACCTGTTCCATCGGTAGCAGTTTGCCGTTGGCGTCGATGATTGTTGCCCCGAGCTTCCGCATCACACTGGTCAGCCGCTCCTGTCCGCGGGACAAGCCCATCACCTCAGGCGAGGCGCCGCCTGCGGCCTGCTGGAGCTTCTGCAAGGCGGTCCTGAGGCCCGTGCCGGCCACGCTGCCCTGGATCCCGGCATTGGCCATCAGGCCAGCCGCTGCGGCCACATCCTCAAGGCTGACCCCAAGGGCTTTTGCTATCGGCGCGGTGTACTCAAACGTATAACCTAAACCCTCAATGCTTGCGTTACTGCTATTCGCGGTATTGACCAGCACGTCAACGACGCGGGCGGTTTCCTCCACCTCCAGACCGAAACCCCGGAGCGTGTTGCCCACGATGTCGCCGAACTGCTGAAAGCCGGTCCCGGTGGCCTCTGCACCGCGAACCACGCCGGCCAAGGCGGCCTCAACCTCCGACACGGAGAAGCCAGCCCGGACCAGGCTGGTGGCCAGCTCTGCCACCTGTTTCGAGGTACCGGCGGCATCGATGCCCACCTTGTCCACGATTGCCCCGAGGCGCTTGTAGCCGCCCTCCTCGCCGGCCGCTGCTGCCGCCAGGCGCAGCTCGCCGTCAAGCTCCAGGAACCCGCCGATCAAACCCTTGACCTTGCCCAGGGTGCTGATCAGGGCGTCCGACAGCTTGGCGGTGAGGCTGATCGCGACGCCCTCGACCGCTGACTCGAGCAGGTTGAGGCTGCGGGTGCCCTCGCTGCCGGTCGTGTTCAGCGCTGAGCGGAGGCGGCCCAGGCCCTGAACGGCATCATCGAAGCCCTTGTTTGCCTGCTGCAGCTGGCGGATTGCCTCATCAGACAGGAACTTGCCTTTCTGATCCCGGAAGCGAAGATCCTGCTTGTTGAACTGAACGCCTACATCCTTGGCGGCCTTCTCCGCCTGGGACACCAGGTCATCGAATGCCTTCTTGGCCTCGCCGCTGAGCTTGGTGCCAAAGTCCCGCCCGACCTTGCCGCCGGCCGCTTCCAGGGCCCGCGCCAGTTCGGCCTCGTTCTCCAAAAGAAGGGCCAGCGTTACCTCGAGATCCGCCACCCGTGCTGCGCCGCCACTGCTTCAGGTTTCCCGGCGGGTCAGGGGCGAGCAAAAGAAAAGGGCCCCCGGCGGCAACCGGGAACCCCTCTCAGTTATCCACGCGAATCCCTGACACTTTCCGGGCTTGGGAGATTCGCAACCACCACAGGAAGATGGCCCCGGAGCCAGTGTTTTCCGGCCCTGGGAGCACCAGCTTATCACCCCGGCTGCAGCACCGCCACCGGACAGATCCAGGTGACCGTGTGCTGCTGCAGGCCGGCAGTGAGGCCGTCGATGGTGGTGTCGGAAGCGTTGGCGCCGGGCAGGAGCTGCAGCAGGCGGTTGATCACCGCCAGCTGGTTCAGGGCCCCGCCTGGCAGGGGTTCCCACTGGACGACGGACAGGCGGAACGTCGGTCGCAGATCGATCTCACCGGTCTGGCATGGCGTCGCTGCTGTGCCGGCCGGGCCGCGCCAGACCACCACCTCGACCCCGGCGGGCCTGGTGTCCGGTTCGATCGTCTCCCGCGGGAAGAAGTGAGCCAGGGCCGGGCGAGTGGTCCCGGTCTTGAGCTGATGCACGC